TGATCTCGAAGCAGTAATTCAAATTATTGATGCATGCTCGCAAAGAGGTGCATTTAAAGGCGATGAACTTGCATCAGTTGGTAACGTAAGAAATCGTATTGATGCATTTGTGAAATCAAATAAGCCAGCAGAAAAAGTTGATGAAGATCAACCTGAATTACCATTGGAGGAAAAGAATGAAAGTGGGTAATCAACTACTTTTAGCTGCGAAGAAACAAGCTGAAGGTGAGCTTGCAGTACACAAAGCAAATGTAATGGTATACCAAACAATGCCAGCTGGTATCGGTGAACACAGCGATGTTACAGAAGCAATAATTGCTGAATTAGATAAGATGGCTATGGCACATGATAGACTCGAAATGATAAATACTTATTTCGGAGGAGCAATAGAAAATGAATAGAATAGTAGCATTATGTCTACTTCTTGCAGCGTGTTCGCCAGCTCATGCGCAAGATAACGTTAGGCTTAATGCTCAAGTACATCATCATTTTAAAACGATCTATACACAAGATCCTTATAAAGTTCAAGTGTGTAGAGATAAAGTTATATCTGGTGACAAAACTGGTGACACATTAGGTGGTGCAATCCTAGGTGGTTTAATAGGAAAAGCACTTACCGGCAATGACGATGGCGCTAAGATAGGTGCACTATTTGGCGGAATCGTTGGGCATGACAAAAGTAACGCACAAGGCGGTACAGCAAGAGTATGCCAATATGAAACACGATATAAAGAGCAAGCACAAACTGTTTACTCTCACTCAACAATCACTTGGCGAATGAATGGAAGGACATACCGACTAAACTTTCAAAAGTGATTATATTATTACATTATGGAGAAATTGAATGACTGATTTTTTATGGGTTGAAAAATATCGCCCACGTACAATACAAGAATGTGTGCTACCAAAGCGTATGAAAGATACCTTTGCTAGCATCAGAGATACTGGTGAACTTCAGAATATGATGTTAACCGGTACTGCAGGTGTAGGAAAGACCACGGTTGCCCGAGCCCTTTGTAATGAACTTGAACTCGATTATATAATTGTGAATGGTTCTGAAGAAGGCAATATTGATACACTTCGAACTAAAATAAAACAATTTGCGTCAACCGTATCCCTTCAGGGTGGTTATAAGGTTGTTATACTTGATGAAGCAGATTATCTAAATGCTCAATCAACTCAACCTGCTTTACGTGGATTTATCGAAGAGTTTTCTCAAAACTGTAGGTTTATCCTCACCTGCAACTTTAAAAACAGAATCATAGAACCATTACACTCAAGGTGTAGTGTATATGATTTTTATGTTGCTCCTAATGAGCAACCTCAGATACTTGCCGACTTTATGGATAGAGTATCTGATATTCTTACTCAAGAAAATATTACATTTGACAAGAAAGTACTGGCTGAACTTATCATGAAGTATCGGCCTGATTTTCGTCGTGTAATAAATGAACTTCAAAGGTATTCTGTATCAGGCACTATTGATACAGGTGTCTTGGCTAATATGTCTGATGAAAGTTTCAATTCACTAGTAAGTTCTTTAAAGGATAAAAACTTTAAAGAAATGCGTAAATGGGTAGCGAGTAATATTGATTTGGAACCATCCGTAATCTTTCGTAAAATATATGATACAATGATGGAAAACATACAACCACAATCTATTCCACAAGTAGTTCTTATCTTAGCTGACTATCAATATAAGAATGCATTTGTCGCGGATCATGAATTAAATGTCGTAGCATGTATGACTGAAATCATGGCAAGTGCGGAGTGGAAATAATGGGTAATTTCATTATAAGATCTGCTTGGTTTATTTTAGTTTTAACATTTTTATTCTGGGATGTAGATGGCACGACAATATTTGAAAGTATTGTTGCTGCTACTATAAATATATTACAATGAATCCATTCCAATATTTAAGTGCTATTAATGACACGAAACAGGATATTATGGTCGACGATATATCAGAAAAGCAATACAATGCTTTTATGGTTAATCGTGGCTTATCCTATTTTTACGATACTGTGCTACTTGCCAATGAGATGAATCAACGTGCTCATGTTGACAACCGTCTTCAATTTGATTTTTTTATAAATACTATAAGAAAAAAGAAAAGATTTAGCAAATGGATGAAAGCTAAAGAAGAAGATAACATTAAGGTTGTCAAAGAGTATTATGGTTATAGCAACGAAAAAGCACGCCAAGCTTTGACAATACTAAATGATGATAATATTGAACAGTTAAAAGCAAAGGTGTATAAAGGTGGAACAAGAAAATAATGAGAGTTGTGAGTGGACTCCGGCTATGATGCTGGAAGTAACACTTAACACACCGGATGATTTCTTAAAAGTAAGAGAAACACTAACAAGAATTGGTGTAGCATCTCGTAAAGACAACACACTTTACCAATCCTGTCACATACTTCATAAACAAGGTCGTTATTTTATTACGCATTTTAAAGAGCTCTTTTTACTTGATGGTAAACCATCTAATCTTACAGTGAATGATGTTCAAAGGCGTAATACAGTTGCAACTCTGTTATCTGATTGGGGTCTTATATCTTTTATTGATGAAAAGCAAGCAGAAGATAAAGCACCATTAAGACAAATAAAGATCATATCTTTTAAGGATAAAGATGCATGGAATCTTTCACCGAAGTATAATATAGGTAATGGTAAAGCTTAATGCCCTGGCCCAGAAAAAACAGACCTCCAAAAGGTCGTAGAAAAATTGGGTCAGCTCAAAGAAAAAATAGAAATAAACGTAAAAACAAGAAGTAAACTTGTATAAATAACATTGAGTGCCGGATTAACCGGGCTCAATATTAACCCTTGCTAGTTATAGGAGGAAAAAATGACTGGTACTTTTATGTTCCCACGGAACGCTTTCTTAGGTTTCGACCACATCTTTGATGAACTCGAAAAAATCACAAATCACGCAAATGATTCATATCCACCTCATAATGTAATTAAACATGATAGTGGTAAGTATGATATTGAACTGGCAATTGCTGGATTCTCTAAAGATGACATTGACATTGAAGTCAAGGATCATGTGTTAACGATTAAAGGTGAACGAGGACCTCGAAGAACTCAAGATGCCTATGTACACAAAGGCATTTCCGGTCGGAAGTTTATGAAATCGTTTAGGCTATCTGAGTACGCAGAAGTCACTGGAGCTGATATGACGGATGGAATACTTACTGTCTCTATAGAAGTAATTCTACCTGAAGAAAAGCGTCCTCGTAAAATCAACATTGGTAAAAACGAGGAAACAAATGACAGCAATAACTCTAAGTCTGAGTTACTCACAGAGAATAGTTGAACTTCTCTGGAGTGGCTTAAAAAATACTTTTAAATCAATAGCACTAGGTATAATCTTGTCTCGACAAACGCAAGCTAATACTTATATTGTTAAGGAACTTATGAAATCTGGAGAGTATAAGAAAGGTCATAGCGAAGGTTATCTTTTGCATGAACTTAATCAAAAGACTCTTCAAAGGCTAAAGGATGAATGGAATGTTAAGTAAATTTTTAAAATGGCTATTCAATAATCCTAGCATACATGAGCAAATCCTTGCTAATGCTACTGACCTTGCAGATCTCGAGCGTAAACAACGCGCTCTTGTAAGAAAAGGTATCTATCTTTAATCAAAAATGCCGGCGCAAGTCGGCATTTTTTTGTTTACTTTCGCTGAAAAGTGTGGTATAATATATTTTTATTATGGAGTTTATGAATTGAAATTTTACACTTGTGTTAATCGCTATGGCAAAAACCTACTTTATCGTGGTTATGAAAACGGCCAAGCAATACAAAAGACAATCCCCTTCGAACCAACATTATATGAATTAGCTAGTCGTAAAACTGACATTATGAGTCTTGACGGCAAGTTCTTGCAACCTAAATCTTTTCATTCAATGAAAGATGCTAAAGAACATATAGCATTCCAAGCTCTCCCTGGTGGTTCACCCTTATATGGAAATAAGAATTATGTAAATCAGTATCTGACTGAAACATTTCGAAATGAAATAGAATTTGATAGAGATAAAATTAATGTAACTACAATTGATATTGAGGTTGCATCTGATGATGGTTTTCCTCATCCTGATCAGGCAGCACATCCTGTTATTTCAATTACAACTAAAAACAATATAGACAACACTTACTATGTGTGGGGTCTTGGTGACTATGATGTATCTTCAGGATATATGCAAGAAAACAGAGTTGTATATGAAAAATGTTCAAATGAAATAGAACTTCTCAGTAAGTTTCTAGTATTTTGGAATAGAAATACACCTGATGTTGTAACAGGCTGGAATAGCGAAGGATTTGATATTCCATACTTGGTGCATCGTATCTCAAATGTTATGGGATCAGGTCAAGAAAAGTTACTTTCACCTTGGAAACTAGTTGATAAAAGAATTTATAGTTTCAAAGGTATGGACCAAGTAACATACGAAATGACTGGAATTAGTCATTTAGATTATATGCAACTATTTAAAAAGTTTGCATATAGCTATGGACCACAAGAATCATATGCTCTTAATAATATTGCTAATGTAGTTCTTGGTGAAAAGAAAATGTCATATGAAGAACATAGCAATCTTCATACATTATACTTAAATGATCATCAAAAGTTTATTGATTATAATATCCGTGATGTTGAATTGGTTGATCGTATTGAAGATAAGATGGGTCTTATTACATTGGTTATGACTATAGCTTATAAAGCTGGTGTAAACTATAAAGACACATTTGGTACTACATCAATGTGGGATACAATCATTTATCGTAAACTGATGAATGCCAGCACAATGGTAGTTCCACCTCTTGATCAGGTAAAAGGTGACCCATACTTTATGCCTAACTCTGATTATCATAAAAAGCAAGCTACTAAAAGTCCAAACGCTCAAGGTTCAACTGCAGAAAGTGAAGTTAAAGCTTCAGGTTTTGCAGGTGGTTTTGTTAAAGAACCTCAGATCGGTATGCACAAATGGATTGCATCATTTGATCTCAACTCACTATATCCAAACATTATTGTTCAATGGAATATGTCACCTGAAACTATTCTTGATGAAATTACACCAAACATACATCCTGATAGAATACTAGAAAAAGGTATTGAACCTCCAGGTGATTATTGTTTGTCAGGTAATGGTGTACGTTTTAACAATAAACGCAGAGGTATTATTCCTAGTCTTATTGTTGATCTGTATGCAGAACGTAGTGAAATCAAACAAGACATGCTTAAAGCTAAACAACAAATTGAAAAGTTTGATAAGTCTGATAAGCAAGGTGTTTATAAATTAGAAAAACAAATTGCTACTCTTGAAAATAAACAGCTTGCAATTAAAATTATGATGAATAGTTTGTATGGTGCTATGGGCAATAAGTACTACAAATATTTTGATTTAAGAATGGCTGAAGCTATTACACTTACTGGCCAAACCTGTATCCGATGGGCAGAAAGAGATGTCAATAAAGAACTTAATAAAATACTTGAAACTGATGAAGACTATGTAGTTGCAATTGATACTGATTCTCTTTATGTTAACTTTGGTCCATTAGTTGAAAAGTTTAAACCTGATAATCCAGTTGATTACATCCAAACAATATGTCAAGATTATTTTGAACCTGCTATAGCAAAGTCATATAATAAACTACATCAGTTGTTTAACAGCTATGATAATCGTATGGAAATGGGTAGAGAAGCAATTGCTGATGTAGGAATATGGACTGCTAAAAAACGATATATACTTAACGTACATGATAATGAAGGTGTAAGGTATGCTGAACCAAAACTCAAGATCATGGGTATTGAAGCAATCAAGTCAAGTACACCTGCAGAATGTAGAAAAGCACTAAAAGAAATGTTTAAGATTATTATGAAAGGTTCTGAATCAGAAACTCAAACGGCTATTGCACAGTTTAAAAATCATTTCTTAAATCTTCCACCAGAAGAAGTATCATTTCCAAGAAGTGTTAATGATATAAAGAAGTGGCAAGATAGACGTGATGTTTACAAGAAAGGTACACCTATTCATGTTCGTGGTGCTATACTTCATAATCATTATGTAAAGCAAGGTCAGCTTGATAAAAAATATCCTATGATTGGTAACGGTGAAAAGATCAAGTTTTGTTATCTTAAAATGCCAAATCCAATTAAAGAAAATGTAATATCATTTAAAGATTATCTGCCTAATGAATTACAGCTTCATAAATATATCAACAAAGAAATACAATTTGAAAAAACATTCCTTGATGCTATACAACCTATACTTGATGCGGTTGGTTGGGAAGCTGAGGAACGAGCAACATTGGAGGCATTTTTTGCATGATAAATTACGTATTTGATGTAGATGGAACTTTAACACCGAGTAGAGGACAGATGAATCAAGAGTTCAAAGACTTTTTTCTAGACTTTGCTTTTCAGAATGAAGTTTATCTAGTAACTGGTAGTGATCACTTTAAGACCGTGGAACAAGTCGGTGCTGAAGTAACCGAAAGAGTCAATGCAGTATATAACTGTTCCGGAAATAGTGTGTGGTCAAAAGGACAAGAAATTATAAAATCTGAATGGAAAATGGATGATGATGTTTATGACTGGTTAGGTCAAAAACTACAAGCAAGTCCTTTTAATTGTAGAACTGGAAATCATATAGAAGAAAGAACTGGTCTTGTAAACTTTAGCGTTGTAGGAAGAAATGCAACCATAGGTGAGAGAAAGATGTATGTTGAGTATGATAATGATACCGATGAAAGAAAACACATTGCAGATGAATTTAATGAGAAGTTCTTTCCTAAAAAGTTAGTTGCTCAAGTGGCAGGAGAAACAGGACTTGACATAATGGAAATAGGTTCTGATAAAGGTCAGATTGTTAAGTATATCCAAGAACCTATACATTTCTTTGGAGATAAAATGCAAAGAGGCGGCAATGATTATCCTTTAAGGATCATGCTTGGTAAAGATTCAGAATGGACAGAAGTAAGCAGTTGGAAAGATACTTTTGAAATACTGAAAAAAAAGGTGTACAACTGATGAAAAATTTGGTATAATAGTACTATGAGAAACCCCACAGAATCAGAAGCACTGTTTATGATGGTTGTCATTTTAATCGGTGGTACATTAATAATAAACATAGTAATAGGAGCTTTTATATGAGTACAAATTGGGTAAAAGATATTAATGAAATGCACAAGAAATTTGGTGTGCATGATTGGATGAAGAATGAACTTGAAAATAACGAATGGTCTCGTCTTCAAAAGTTTTTAAACTTTAGAATGAAAATGGTTCAAGAAGAAGTCGATGAAACTAATGAAGCGATAGAACATAAAGATCCTGAAGAAATAGTTGATGGTCTAATTGACATGTGTGTATTTGCAATTGGTACATTAGATGCTTTTGGAATTGATGCTAACAAAGCATGGGATCAAATATATAATGCTAATATGATGAAAGAAGTTGGAGTGAAAGAAGGAAGACCAAATCCATTAGGTTTACCAGATTTAGTTAAACCTGATAATTGGGAAAACCCTTCTCATGAAGGAAACCATGGAAGTTTACATAACGCACTTTAAAAGTGTATGGGATAATAAAACAGATAACTTTACTCAGTTAAAAAACTTTATGAAGTTTGAACAAGCTTTGTATGGTTTATCTGTCGTTCCACGCAAAGATAAATTATCTGCAACACTAATATCACCTGCTGTTTATAAAAAAGAAAGTACTCGTTCTAATAGTAATGTAATTAAATGGTCAGCATGGTGTGCAGTTGATGTTGATGAATATAAACCAAACGGTGATTTGAAGGATGATCTTATAAGTCGTTTTTCAAATCATTATTTCGTTTGTTACTCAACTGCCAGTTCTACAGAAGAACAACCGAAGTTTAGGTTAATCTTTCCTCTTACAGATGAAATAACGAGTGATAATATACCTAAGTTCTGGCATGCACTAAACAATGAGCTTGGTGATCTTGCAGATCGTCAAACAAAAGATTTGTCTCGTATGTATTACGTACCCGGCAAATACGAAGGTGCAAACAATTTTATATTTTCAAATTGTTTAGGTGAGTATATTAATCCAAGAAGTCTCATGGAAAAACACCCATATATAGAACCAAAGGCAACTAATTTCTTTGATAAGTTGCCAAAAGAAATACAAGATCAGATTATTGAACATAGAAAATCTAAGTCTTCAAATCAAAATTATACTTGGACAGGATACCGTGATTGTGAGTTTGTAAGTAAAGAGTTGGTTACTGAGTATATGAATCTAAATACATCAGGTTGGTATCATACAATGTATAGGATTATGGTTTCAATAGCAGCAAATGCTGTAAGAAAAGAATATCCGATAACACCTACTGAAATAGCAACTTTATGTAAAGATCTTGATAATGATACCGGCCAATGGTATGACAACCGGCCTCTTGAAAAAGAAGCTGAAAGAGCAATTGAATTCGTTTATAGGAGCATATAATGGATGTAGAAGAAAAAGAAGTGTTACACAAATTTTGGAGTGATGATCGAAAGAAAATGGCGCACGTTCTTTACGACAAAGAATTTGGAGGTTATGTTGTAAGAATGTATGAAGAAATAGAAGGCGGTTATCGTAAAGTTAAATCAGTTCCAATGATATCACAACCAGGAAGCATAGTGCACAGCGAGCAGTATGCAGAAAATTGTGCTGAAAATTGGGTATTAGGATATATGGAATGAAAGTTAATATAAAAGACATAGGCGGAGATATAGTTAAGAATGATGAAACTTATTTGTTAAAAGATAATAAGTTTTTAAAAAATTTAGTATTAAGTAGCACAGACTTAAAACCAAACATGAGCACAAGAGGGCATAAGCACCAAGGACAAGAAGAAGTTTATCTTTTTATCAAAGGAAGTGGTACTATGGAAATTGATAATAATAAATTCTTTGTTGATGAAGGTGATGTTGTTCTTATAGAGGATGGTGTTTTTCATAGAGTACATGCAGAAGAAAACGGTTGTTATTTTGTATGTGTATTTGATGGACAAAGATATGATCATGCGGCGGTACTAGGATATGACTAATAGAGTAGGTTTTACATGTAGCACATTTGATCTCCTGCACGCGGGTCACGTGCAGATGCTACGCGAAGCAAAAGGACAGTGTGATTATCTTATTTGTGGATTGCAGATTGATCCAAGCATTGATAGACCTACAAAGAATTCACCAATTCAAACTGTAGTTGAAAGATATGCTCAACTCAAAGCCGTAACATATGTTGATGAGATTATACCTTATGCAACTGAAAGAGATCTTGAAGATATCTTATCCATGTATGAGATAGATATAAGAATCCTTGGTGTAGAATATAAAGATAAAGAATTCACAGGTAGAAAAATATGTGCATCTCGAGGCATTGAACTACATTACAACAAACGTGATCATAGGTTTAGTACTTCTGACCTGAGAACTAGAGTTTCAAGAGAAACAATCATTGAAAATAAAGATGCAGTAAGATGAAATTAATGGTGTACATTCCATTGAAAATTTGGTATAATAGTAGCATAAGGAGTAATTATGGTAAAAATTGATAGAAAAGAATCAGTTAATGTTTTGAATGAATGTGTTGAATTACAACTTAAAAAGTCAAAAGATTATCAAAGTGATGAATCAAGTGTTCTTCAAGCAATGCATTATCGCCGTGGTGTTGATACAATACATGACATTATTATTGGTAAACTCATGCGTGCAACTTCATTACTTGAAGCTGGTAATAATCCAAACTTTGAATCACTTGAAGATACATATAAAGATATGATTAACTATGCATCATTTGCAGTATCGTATATGCGTGGTAAAATGGATGGTCAAGATCCCAATAGAGATATGTTTAATAAGGCAAAGAAATGATGTTAACAATGTGTGTAAAAGATATTAGAAATTATTTTATTAGTGAGTTGTCTGATGCACAAAACGGTGAAGAAGGTATCTATGAAATAGACCGTAGTGGTCAAAAAACTATTGAAATGATTGCAGCTTCATTCTTGGCCGATGAGCCTGCAATCTTTGGTACTCCAAGTAAAGAGTATATTAAGAATGAAATAAAGTGGTATGAATCACAATCAACTAACATTTATGATATTAATCCTGATGCAGAACCACCAGAAGCTTGGCGTTATTCTGCAAACCAAAGCGGTGAGATTAATTCAAACTATGGCCATTTAATTTTTAGTGATAAATATTATAATCAGTTTGATAGAGTTGTAAATGAACTCAACACAAATCCTGATGGCCGTAGGTCAACAATGGTTTATAATCGTCCAAGTATCTGGACTGAATATAATGAAAACGGTAAGAATGATTTTATTTGTACAAATGCTGTAACATACTACATTCGTAATGATGAACTTCAAGCAGTTGTACAAATGAGATCTAATGATGTTATCTTTGGTTATAAGAATGATTATGCTTGGCAAAGATATGTAATGGATAAAATCTCAAAGAAACTTGGTATTCAATCAGGCTTTATGCATTGGCAAGTTCAAAACTTGCATGTTTATGAAAGGCATTTTCATCTTGTCAAATAAATGGGATATAAGATATTTGCAGCTCGCTGAATTAGTATCAACGTGGTCAAAAGATCCTACATCTAAAATTGGTGCAGTAGCAGTTGGCGATAAAGGTCAAGTGCTAGCACAGGGTTATAATGGTTTTCCTAGAGGAATGGACGATAACGAATTGTATTATGCAAATCGAGCAATAAAACATAATCGTGTTGTCCATGCCGAAATGAACGCTATATATAATGCATCATACAATGGTGTGTCACTTGATGATTCAACAATGTATGTGTATGGTTTACCTACTTGCAGTAAGTGCTCTTTAGGAGTTATACAGGTAGGAGTTAAGAAAGTAGTTATGCCAGAACAGGATATTCCTGAAAGATGGCAAGACTCTTGGAGTTTAACAAAATCAATGTTTGAGGAAGCAGGAGTAGAATACTCCTTTATAAATTATGAAAAAGATCGTGATAGTTGGATTGAATCCAGGTAACACCCCACTACATAAATTAAAAAACGGATCGCCTACGTTAAATCGTTTGGCGAAATGGTGCGATGAGTTAGGAATTCAATATTATTCTTTCTTAAACTGTATTGATAACGCTGGTGATTATAATCAGCTTAAAGCAAATTATGAACAACTTAAAGAAGCAACAAAAGAATATGATAAGGTTATTGCCTTAGGCAACTATGCAAGCGTCTGTCTCAAAAAAATCAAGGTTGAACATCATAAGATGCCACACCCAAGTCCCCGAAACAGAAAATTCAATGACAAAACATTTGAACCTAAAGTCGTTGAAGAATGCAGAAAGTATTTAAAACAATGAACTATAAAATTTATATTATCGCTTTAGCATGTTTAGCAGGAGCATTATGGGGATTATCTCCCTGGCATCCTGCAAAAGCAGATACAATAGCATGGAAAAACAAACCTGTAAAATGTGCACCGGCGCATAAGGTAGTAGAAGTAATGCAATCAAAAGGTGAACATCCAGTTATTTGGATGGATGGCTTTGCAGAACTTCCAGAAAAAATAGCAAAATCAAAATATGTGATATCACTTAATCGTGATACATTTACATGGACAGTTATAGAATTTATGAATCCTACAGATGAAGGTGCATGGGCAGATGCATGTGTTCTTGGATTCGGTAGAGGTGTCATAAATATGAATCTAATAAACAAAGGAATACAACTATGAATAGAAGCATGATGTTAAATCATTATAGACATTTATTGATGGAAGTCGGAGAATTGAAATCACGTCTACAACCCCATGATACTGGGCACATACATACTACTATAAATGTTTTAGAAGAAAGAATTGAAGAACTACACAAACAGTTGGAGAAAGGGAGAATAACAGAGTAATGGCAAAAAGAGTTGATTTAAGAGGACTACAAGTTAGACACGCAGTAGACAGACGAATGATTAAAGACTGCATTCGTAACTACGGCGATTTCGAACTAAATGAAGATACTGTAGTACTCGATTTGGGATGTAACATTGGTGGATTCCAATATTGGTTAAAAGATTCACCTATCAAACAATATGTTGGTGTAGATGCATTTGAAGATAACATACGATTTTATAGAGAAAACAATCTTCCAGATAGACCAAACTTTGAATTGTTTCATGGTGCAGCAACTACTTCTGATGAAGAAACACATTCGTTTTATGTGTATGAAGATGATGCACTTGGTAGTTCAAACGGTCAGTCAAATCCAAGTAAAAGACAAAGAGTAAAAAGAACTAAAGAATTAAAAGTTCCTAACTTTAATATTGATAAGCTTATTGAAAAATATCAACCAACTATTTTAAAGATGGATATTAAGGGAACCGAAATGTTGTGGATGGCAAAGAATGAAGGTAAGATGCCAAGTTGTGTAAAACAATGGTTTGCAGAAATTTATGGAAAGAAACCTTCAGAAAAATATGATGCTGAGTTCTGGCCTATTCAGAAACAACAAGGTTTTGAATTGACTTTCATCTTTCCAACAGAAAGATTCATAGGCCATGGAGATGTTTATAACCTTCCTAACTTAGGAAAACCAAACGTCAACGCAGCATTATATGATTTAAATGTTTTGATAAGTAGGAGTGCATAATGAAGATTGGAGTTATTCTTGGACGCGGTGTTGAAGGAGTTGGACTTACTAAAAATGTAGTTGAACTTCAAAGACTATATCCTAATGTAGAAGTTTTTGCGACTATCGATAAACTTTGGCAAAGAATGAATTCCATGGACCTCAAAGTAAATTACTTTAGAGGTACTGATTGGGACACTATAAGCAAGCCAGCAAAAAAGTTTCCGGATTTAATGACTTGTACACAAGTGATTGATAGACTTAATCAACTTGACATGTGCTTGGTTTATAGTGTTCCATCTTTATCACATCCTGAAGAATGTATAGATAATTTTGTCAAGATGATGGACAACATCAAAGTAAGAAAGTCTCTTATTCAAGTTGATCATAAAATACATTCAATCAATCGTAATGCAAAGTTAAAAGAAGTCTGTGAAAGAATGGACGTTTTAATGTGTCATTATGTAGATAATCCATTTGGCAAATGGGTTGAAAAGAATAATATTAAAGTGCCTCTTACAAATATGGGTGTAGGTTTTAACTTTAATAAAGATTACTGGAAGCCAATTGAAAGACAAGATCCCAGGATTGTAAGATGGGTAGGTCGCACAGCAATGTGGAAAGGACCTGATATTATGATTGATATTCATAATAACTATCTTAAAGATAGATCTTATATTACTATCCTTGAAGGATTAGAAGCTTCAATTAATTATCCAGCAGTTCTCTATAAAGATCCTAAAAACAAAAAGGATCGTAGAGAAGTAGTGAACTATTTCAGACAAGAAAAACCATACGACAATAATCCAAAAGATCCGGTGTATGGTGCTGAAAAAAGATATACTGGTGCCTATCTTTACGGTGCATATAACCATGATGAAATGATGGAACGTATGAGTTTAGGCGGGTTTGGTTCAGACCTCATGTATTTCAAAGAAAATATATATGGTGATAATGTAGAATATTGTCATACTGATTGCTTTGCAGCAGGTGTGATACCATTATTCCATAAGCACTTTTGTGATAATGTTGTTCATAGAAAACAAGGAAAACCTATCTCACAATGTGCTAAAACAGGAACACTTGGAATCGATCATACTAATGCAGAAATTGTTGCAGATCAAATGAACTTAATAAGTAATGATAATGTTATGAGAGATGAGTGGCGAAACATGATGTTCGAATTCTGGAAAGAACATTGTGACGGAAAAGTCGTATATGACGACATCATAAATAAAACGTTAACATATAACGAAGTAAAACAACAAGCAACATTAGAGGAGTTTTTTGCATGAGAATAGCATTAACCGGATCAAGCGGCTTTATTGGAAGTCGCCTTAAAACAGTCCTTGAATCTCAAGGGCATGAGATTACCGAGTGGGATACACAACTTGGTAAAGATATTCATGACTTTCAATTAAATGATGAAGAATACGTAATTCATCTAGCAGCATTTGCAGATTTAAGAGCATCAATTGATAATGCTCAAGCATTTTGGGATAATAACGTAACCCCAACAACACGAATACAAAGAATGTGTTATGAAGCAGGCGTACCTCTCATCTATGCATCTTCATCTTGTATTCATAACTGGGCAGCTTCACCTTATGGTATCAGTAAGAAAGTAAATGAAGAAACAGCAATGCCTGGACAAGTTGGCTTGAGGTTTAGTACAGTCTATGGGCCGAATGCCAGAGATTCAATGCTAATAGGGAGACTTGTAAGTGGCAATATTAAATATCTCACTAATCATACTCGTGATTTTGTTCATGTTGATGATGTAGTAGCATTTATTGTTTTGTTAATGGAAAAAGATTTACACACCGTTGAAAGAGCATATGATATCGGCACAAGTAAAGGTGTGTTAGTTTCTGAACTCGGTCAAGCTGTAGGTTATCAAGATCTTCCAGTAGAAGACGGCG